CAGGGCTTGGATTCACTGCCAGCCAGGGCGACGGCGACTACGTCGTCGAGTACGCCCTTCGTGACGCTGATGGTTCTCGCATGTACACAGCAACGGCATACATAGACACGGTCTCAGATGGGGAAACATTCCAGTACACCGACACTGCTCTTTTCGACCTTCCCGACGTTGCCTCCTGTGACGTGTTGAGCATCGAAAACAGCGTGTCTGGGGCGGCTACCGGTTCGGGGTCATGCTCACTCTTGGGCATAGAAACCTTTGGCTTCTGGGAGGCAAGTCTCGGATTCACAGCCGACCAAGGTGACGGCGACTACACCGTCGAGTACGCACTCCGCAATGCCGACGGTTCTCGCATGTACACAGCAACCGCGTACATAGACACCGTGTCTGACGGCGAGACCTTCCAGTACGACGACATGGCACTCTTCGACGTTCCAGACGTTGCCTCATGTGACGTGCTGAGTGTGGAACTCAACTAGTCCCAGTTCTTCGTGGACTCCGGCCCTTCCCAAGGCAGTGGATCGGCTAGTCCGTTCTCGTGACCACAGCGATTACAACGTTTGCCTTCTTGACCCGCCTCTCGGGGTTTCAGGTCATAGAAGCCCGAGAAGCCACAGAACCAGCAGCGCTGGTCTCCACGGTCGTCAACCCGGATGGGACGTGCGTCTGCCCCAGGAGGTCCTGGAGGTCCTGCTCGTTGCCTCGTCGCGCGTGTGCTGACAGGTTTCTCCCTCCACGGCTTGGCGTTGCCCTGCTTGTTGTAGGCCCCGCATTGCTGGCACCGAAGTCTCTTCTGTGTGGCTAAGGCTCCAATCGTAAAAGTCGCCGCCCCAATGATGTGAGCCCGAGCGGTTCGTCTGCCATGGAAGTTCTTACCGCCGCAACTAGCGCACCGCAGGTTTCCCTCATCGTCAACACGAATGTCTTCCACCGCCTGACAGTAGCCCCCGCTCCTCTGAGGTGCCTATGAACACCCAGGGTCACAACGTCATCCGCTTCCTCGAAGAGTTCCTCACCCTGGGTGGCTCGTACTACGGCCAGCCCTTCAAGGTCCTCGACTTCCAGCGTGAGGTCATCAACGACATCTACCGCCTCGACGACGAGGGCCGCCGAGCCCACCGCACCTACCTACTGGGGCTTCCCAGGAAGAACGCCAAGACGACCCTGGCCGCTGCCCTGGGCGTGTTCCACCTGATCGCTGACGACGCCGACAAGGCACCCGTCGCCATCGCCGCAGCCGGAGACCGTCAGCAGGCCCGCCTCGTGTTCGACGAGGTGCGCCGCATGATCCAAGCCAACGAGGACCTAGCGAGCGTCTGCACGGTGTATCGCAACGAGGTCAAGTGCCACCGCAACGGAGGCACCTTCCGAGTGGTGTCAGCCGATGCCGGGCTCCAGCAGGGCCTCAACCCGTCCTTCGTTGTGATCGACGAGTACCACGTCCACAAGACGGCCGAACTATTCGACGCCCTCACCCTGGGCTCGGCCACACGCTCCCAGCCGCTCACCCTCGTCATCTCGACAGCGGGCTTTGACCTGGAATCACCACTCGGTCGCCTCTACCGCTACGGAGCCAAGGTCACCTCAGGCGAGATCGAGGACCCTTCCTTCGGGATGACCTGGTGGGGACCTGCCGAGAACGAGGAATACGACCTCCACGACCCCGAGGTGTGGGCTCGCTTCAATCCCGCCTGGGCCCACTTCATGAACCAGGGCGAGTTCGAGTCAGCACACCGTCGCACCGCCCAGGCCCCGTTCATCCGCTACCGCCTCAATGGCTGGACCAAGGCCGAGAACTCCTGGCTCCCCGCTGGGGTGTTCGAGGGCCTCGCCTCTGAACGTCGCCTAGAGCCTGGAGAGCCCGTCGTGCTCGGCTTCGACGGCGCCTGGCAATCCGACTCGACGGCTCTCGTGGCGTGCTCTGTCGAAGAGCCCCGCCACATCGAAATCATCGGCCTGTGGGAGAAGCCCGACGACCAGTCCGCCATGGGCTGGCGCACCCCGGTGCATGAGGTCTACTCCACGATCACCGACGCCTTCGAGAAGTTCAGCGTCGTCGAGTTGGCCGCTGACCCCTGGCGTTTCGAGCAGTCGCTCGCCAGCCTTGCCGAGGAGGGCTACCCCGTAGTCGAGTTCCCCACCGGCTCAGTCCAGCGCATGACCCAAGCCACCCAGGCAATGTTCGACGCCGTAATCGACGGCCGACTATCCCACAGCGGAGACCCGGCCCTCATACGACACTTCTCCAACGCCGTGCTCAGAGAAGACGCCAGAGGCGCCCGTGTCACCAAGGACCGCCGAGGCTCGACCCGCAAGATCGACGCCGCAGTCGCGGCAATCATCGCCCACCACCGGGCGGTGTCATGGCGTGAAGTAGAAGCCCCCGCCGAACCTCAACTCCTCGTCCTGTGAGAAGTACCCGAGGCGACGATCGCCCACGTTACGGGCCAACCAGCAGGACTGTCAGAACGGCCTACTCGAAGATCACTCCAGCGGCTTCTGGGTCGAACTCGTCAGGCCACACGGTTTCGTTATCAGCCTTCGCCCCTGTGAAGTCCCATGTCAGGTAGTCCGTCCCGTAGAGGTTCGCCCCGGAGAGGTCTGCGCCAGAGAAGTTCTGCCCACCTCCATGGGCTGCGTAGAGGTTCGCTCCCGAGAGGCTCGCTCCTGAGAAGTCCACCCGTTCGAGTATCGCTCCTGAGAAGTCGACTCCTTCGAGGTTGGCTCCTGAGAAGTCTGTGTCCTTGAGGTAATTGAAGGAGAGGTCCACACCGGAGAGGTTCGCCTGGCTGAGATCAGCCCCGTGCAAAGTGCCGAACAAATCGACGTTTCGCAGATTCCGGCCCGACAGGTCGACGTTGTTCAACTCTGCTCCCGAGCAATCGAGAGTCCCATTGGAGTCCTTGACACAATCGTCCAGCGGATCGCTCCCGCACGCGATCAGGCTGAACAGGGAAACCACTACGATTGCCAGTAGTTGCCTCACAGCCTCAAGCCTATTCTGTTCAAACGGTTGGAATCAGTTGGCCTAATCGACCAAGCAGTACTTGCCGTGTCCCGGCTTGGAGATTGTCGAGCGTGGCCATACCGCCTTCGGACAGCGGGACGATGTGGTCGACGTGGATCGCAACGTCGGGGGCGCACCATCAAACCCAAGAACTGCAGCCTCAAAATTTTCAGTGCTGATTAGAGGTTCAACCCGGGGGCCTGTTCGGGATCAAACCACTCTGGCCAAACAGTGTTTTGGTCGGCCTTCACGCTATTAAAAATCACAGCGCTCATACTCGGGACGTGAGAGCCCTTTGCTTCGCTGAGGTTCGCCCCCCAGAGGGTTGTTCCGCTGAGGTTCGCCCCACGAAGATCAGCCCTAAAAAGGTTCGCCTCGGCGAGGTGCGCATGCAACAGGTACACCCCTTGGAGGTTCGCCCCACGGAGATCTGCTCCGCCGAGGTTCGTCCCAGACAAGTCCGCCCCGACGAGGTTCGCCTCCGAGAGGTTTGCCCCCCTGAGGTTCACCCCATCAGGGGTCGGGTCAGACCATTGGTCCCCCAATACCGCTCTACAAAGGTTCGCCCCAGACAAGTTCGCCCCAGAGAAGTCCGCCGGTGAAGAGTCACTGAAAAGAAAAAGATCCGCCCTGGTGAGATTCGCCCCGACGAGAATCGCCTTCGAGAAGTTCGCCGACGCCATCCACGCCTTGGAGAGGTTCGCCCCCCTGAGGTTCGCTCCGGCGAGGTTCGCCCCCATGAGTTGTGCACCGCAGAGGTTTGCATCGCAGAGGTTCGCCTTCTGGAGGTTTGCATAGCAGAGGTTTGCATCGCTGAGGTTCGCCTTCTGGAGGTTCACCTTCGGGAGGTTCACCTTTTGGAGGTTCGCCTTACGGAGTTTCGCTCCTGGTGCGATCGTGTAGCCCTTGATCTTCACAACAAACAACCTATAAGCCGACCAGCAGGGCTGCCAGAGCGGTCTACTCGATGATCGTCACCATCCGTTAGTGCCTGCATTGGCCGCGCCATCCCTCTCTAGGCGACCACACATCCCATAATTCCTTCAGTCCAGATCGAGACAACCTCGCTCCGCCGCACCTCGGCAGCCTCATAGAACTCGTCAGGGGTGTACTTCTTCTCGATCTCATTAATGGCACACACGCAAGCCGTAGCAACGGTCATGTTGATCTCATCGAAGTAGCCCTGGAACTTCTCAGTTTCCTCAACGATGGCCACAACGATCTCCTCACAGTCTCTAACCAGAAGGGCCCGAGATGACGAGGGCCACCCGCTGGGCTCCATCTGAATAGAGCCCGCAGTCGTCAGTGATCGAGTGCTGACATTGTCGAGCTCGACGTTGCTGCACCCCACCAGCAGGGAACACGCCACTCCCAATGCAGCGAACCATCTCATCCTCCGAGCCTCCCACAAGGAGCAATCCCATGACCATCGAACGCCGCACCGCCACCGAGGGCGTCGAACTCCGCGAGGAGGGCGACACCCTGACCGCTGTCGGCTACGCCGCCACCTTCAACCGGCTGTCGTCGAACCTGGGTGGCTTCGTCGAACGGGTGGCTACTGGCACTTTCGCTTCCACTCTCAAGCAGGCCGACGTGAGAGCCCTCTACAACCACGAACCCGACCACCTCCTGGGCCGCTCGACGACTGGCACACTCCGCATGGTCGAGGACGACCACGGTCTCCGCTACGAGATCGACCTACCCGACACCACTCTGGGTCGAGACGTGGCCGAGTTGCTTCGCCGAGGCGACATCTCAGGCTCATCATTCGGGTTCCGCACCATCGGCGACGAGTGGTCCGAGACCGACGACGGCTACCCGCTCCGCACCCTCACCGAAGTCGCCCTCCGTGACGTGGGCCCGGTGACCTTCCCCGCCTACACCTCCACCGACGCCAGTCTCCGCTCTCTTGCTGAGGAGCGCTCGCTGGACCTTGCCACTCTCATCCAGGCCGCCGAGGACAACTGCCTTCGTGACCTGATCTTCCCCGAGCAGACAACGGACGACGAGGAGCCGGGCGACCCCCACTCCAGCCCTGTCCGCCGCTCGTGGGCCATCCGCTGACCGGGCGCACCCCATCAGCACACCCCCAGCCATCTACTTCTTAGGAGGCCCCATCATGGGACCGAATGACATCCAGCAGGCGTTCGACGAACGTCAGCACGCGGTGGCCGAACTCAAGCGCCTGGTCGACGAGACCGAGGGCACCGAGTTCACCGCCGACCAGGAGGCCGAGTACCAGCGGACTAACGAGGCGATAGACGCCCTCGACGCTCGCATCACCTCAGGCCTCTCCGACATGGAACGCGAGGACAAGGCCGCCAAGGCCATCGAGACCTTCCGCTCCTACAACGACCTGACCGCCACAAGCGAACGCTCCGTCGATCCCAAGGCCGACGACGACACCTTGTTTCGTCAGTTGCTCACAGGCGACATCAGGACCTTCACATCTGATGCCACCGAAGAGCGTGACCTGACACTTGGCTCTGCGACCGCAGGCGGGAACCTCGTCCACTCGACGCTGTATCAGCGTGTGATCGACAAGATGGAAGAGGAAGGTGCGGCGCTCAACGCCGGAGCCACCCTCATCCAGACCACCTCCGGTGAAGACATACTCATACCGGCGGTTACTTCGCACTCGACTGGTGCACTCGTCGCCGAGGGCGGCACCATTGCCGAATCGGACCCGGCGTTTGGTCAGACGACACTGTCGACCTACAAGTACGCCGCCATCGTGGACGTGTCATCCGAGTTGGCGATGGACCAGAGTGTCGGCACGTTCAACGTCGTCAACTTCGTTGGCGACCAGGGCGGAGCAGCCATCGGGCGTGCGTTGAGCAGCCACTGGACCACCGGGTCTGGATCCTCCCAGCCACAGGGCTTTGACAACTGCACCACAGGTGTCACAGCAGCCTCGGCCACGGCAATCACTACTGACGAGTTGATCGACATGTACCACTCGGTGATTGCCCCCTACCGGGCAAACGCCGCATGGGTCGCCAACGACTCGACGCTCAAGGCCATTCGCAAGTTGAAGGACTCCAACAACGTCTACCTGTGGCAGCCAGGCCTCCAGGCCGGACAGCCCGACAACCTGTTGAGCCGTCCCGTCTATGCCGACACGAACATGGCTGAACTGGCCACGGGCAACACGACAGTCGTGTTCGGCGACTTCAACAGGGGCTACTTCGCTCGCATCGCCGGAGGCGTCCGGGTAGAGCAGACCAACGCCGACAAATGGACCACTGACCTCGTGTCGGTCCGCTTCATCGTGCGCGGTGGCGGTGTCCTCGTAGACACCAACGCTCTGCGCAAGTTGGTCCAGGCATAGCCCTGACCACTTCATCCTGATCGGGTCCGGGGCCTAACGGCCTCGGGCCCACTCGGTCCATCAGCCCTAATCACACATGTAGTCGTAATGGGTGTAGCCCCAGGCGACTGCCTTTGAGAGAGAGTCCATACAACTCCGGATGTTGCTAAGGGAGGTCTGCAGCGTGCTCCTATTTATCAAATCGTCGGCGTGCTGCCAGTGATCCTTGAGGCGAAGTTCGTCATGAATCTGTTCTTCAATAGCAGTGATGCTGCGTGAGTTGACGTCGATCATGCTCACGTAGTCGCACGGGTCAGAGTAAACGCCGCAATCCGGGTGATACTGCACGCTGTCCCTGTGGAGACTCCAATACCTCCCGGCGATGTTCTCCACGTCAATCTCAGAAACGCCTGTGTCACCGGATGGCCCTTCGGGTCCCTCTGGTCCGCGTGGTCCGACATCCCCAATCGGGCCTACTTCCCCGGGTGGACCCTGTTCTCCCGCAGGTCCGCGGAGAAGGTAGGGGCGAGTCTCAACCAGTGCTTCAACTAGAGGCACTAGATCATGTGCCGCGACGGTAGGAGTGGCAGACTCAAGGACAGCAACGGACCCTCTCAGATCCTCAAGGTCAGCCTGAAGAAACTCAATCGTCTGAAGGAGTTCCTCGACTGTCTCAGTGAGGACATCAGTGACCAGCAGTTCAACAGATTCGGTTTGAGATGTGGAAGTAACAGATTCCACGGTCAGAAGGTTCTCTTCGGTGTCGATCGCCTTCTGAGCGGAACTATCACCACTCGCAGTTGTCGCTCCTCCACATGCAGCGATGAAAGCCATCGCTGCAACTACTCCGATTATTGGTGTCCTGATTGAGTTCATCTCTGGATTCTGACAGGTCGGGCTTCACCTCTTCCATCTACCAAGGAGACCCCTTGAAGATCAGACTCCTCACGTCCATCTCTGCCGCCCACGGCTCCTTCTCGCCAGGTGAGGAGACCGACTGGCCCGACAAGGCCGACGCCGAACGCCTCGTCAAGGCCGGGTTCGCCGAGAAGGTCTCAGCCTCTCGACGCCCCAAGGTCGAAAAGGCAACCAAGGCCCAGGTCGTCGAGAAGGCGACTACCTGAAACAGCCCTGGTGCAGTGGCGTCATTGGCCTCTAGGAGGGTGCTTCTTCTGCCATCTTTCGCGCAGGAGTGTCCCACCTACTGCAACGACGGTCACTAGAAGTATCAGTTTCGTCCCGGCCCCTTCTCCAAGCCATTCCTCTATCTGTTGGAACAGCGGTCGACTGTCAGGCAGGGGTATTGGGCAGTATTGATCTGTGATCGAACTCAGAGAGGATGCAAACAGGGGAAGTTCATAATTCTCTGCGTGAAGGAGACTCACGATTCCCCGGAAGTCGCAGTTGCCACCTTGTTCCAGAGCGTCAACCAGAACGTTCGCCATTGTTAGGCAAGTACCGTTCTTCCTCGACCCTACGTTGGGATCGATGGTGCTGGACTCCGACTTCTTGGCGGCACAGATGTTGTAGATGTCGTCGATCTCTGCGCTGGTAAGTCCAGGTTCTGTACCACCACAGCCAATTGCCACCACCATGGTCAGGGCGCTGACCCAGACCTTCCAGTTCCTCATGCCTTCCAGTATTGCCCGCTGGCGGCAACTCGTCATTTCGACCATTGGAGATGCTTATGGCGCACTACGCCAAGGAGTCAGCCGACTCACGGCTCCTGATCCGCAACTCAGCAGAAACCCTCTCGGTCACCTTCTACTCAGGTGAAACCGCTACCGATGCCGACGGCTCGGTCACGGTCGGGATCACCGACGAGGCT